ATACAAGATTACCTCTCCCTATAAATAGGCTTCCTACAAAAAAGCAAAGGCACCCGGTGGGTGCCTAAGTTAGAAGGTTTTCGGCATCTTTGGCTGATTGTGAACTGTTAGCGTCTGCGAATTACCGCCGCCATTTGATGCTTCTTTGATTGCTTGTGCCTCATCTTCTAATTGTTTGACTGTGCGTTTAACAAACCAGTTTCTGAGCCCTACAGGGAGGTTATATATTTCAGAAAAACTCCAGCCGCCTGTATATTTGAGGAAGAAAATTTGTTCATAGACTCCCTCATTATAATCATCGGTCAGGCCAAAAAAAGTTTGCCGTAAGCGGCACCTCCATTTCTTGCGTATGACCACAATTGGTACAAGAAAATTCTTGAGTTAAATCAACATTGGGAGTAGCTTCTTTCACAACCATACGCAAGTGACGTGAATCAATTGAAGGTATATTATTGGCAACATATTGGATTGCTTTTCTAGAAGAGTCTCCGTTTACACTAACAATTAATGATTCAAGCTGTTTTGATATCAAATTGTTTCCGCCTATGATGTTAGTAATTGTTTTCTCTTCTTTGCCCGTTAATAGTCTGGCAACTACAGTAATTTCAGTCTTTGGCAGAATACAAGTAATTGTTCCATCTAAGTTATCTGTAACATCCATTGTATGATCTACATCTCCATGAGTAATTTGTAACTCTTTTAGATTAAATCCATAATCTTGATTCGTACCACAAGCAGGACAGTCAACAGAAACAGCATAATCACTACCGTATCCAGAAACCCTAGCAGCAATTATTACTGCATTACGATCTCCAACAAGCAAAGTTGTCGGGTCGATTGATTTGTCTACAATCAAGCTTTGTAACAACCTCTCCAAAGCAAGACCTTTCTTTAATAGCGTTCTTGATGTGAGAATATCCTCTTCTTTTGCAGTCATCTGCTTAATTTCTATACTTTCTTTATTATGAAGAGGGTGGTTCTCTGGATAATATCTTCCTAGTGATGGAAGATCCACAAATTCAGTGGGAATTACAAACGAGAAACCCTCACCAGCTATCTGTGGTGGGGGGCTCGTGTCGGGCTGTTGAACGCCGCCCAGACGATCTTGGTTTCTTGACAATTTACACCTCGCGTTTAATTATTGTCTAAATTATACCTTGAAGAACTCACGGCCACCGGCACTTACAGCAGAAGAGTCAGTCGAAGTTTCAATTCTTGCCCAGTCATAACGGAGAGTGACGGAAACTTCTGTAAGTTCTGCATTTGTGTAATCAAGGGTGTCGCCATACTTGATATCTTCAATGAATGGGTTCCAAAGAGTCCAAGTCTCAAGTGGTTTACCGTCTGAATCAATTTGAGTGACAGTAACAGTACCGAGAGCAGAGGCAGCCTTTGCCTTAGACATGGTACCAAGAGAAGTAGTATCAGTCGGGGGACGATAGCCGCCTGCGGTTATGATATCGGAGAAAGTGGCTGACATATCAGGGTCGACAGGATCAACCATGGTAATTGAAATCGGGTTCCAAGTTACACCTGCGGGATAATAAAAAGTGTGGTTAAGGTACTTGTGCTCTGCATTTGCAATAGCAAATGAAGGCTTTTGAGCAGTTTTAGCGTACCAAGCTACAGCACCACCGGGAGTAGCATTAATACCGCCGAATTCTACGATAAATCTAAAATTTCTTTTTGGGTCTTTTTTGTTAGTCCCATCACCAAAGTTTTCTGACCAGAATGGCATTTGTTAGGTTCTCCTATGTTTCATAAATAAGTAGTAGGTGGGGGCAAAAGCCCCCGGTTATCAGTCGTCAAATGATGCGCCGGTTGAAGCAACGATGAAGTCGATAGCGATGTACTCGATTGCTCTAGCTGGCTTAATCATAATCTTAGCATAAACAACATTCTGGTCGATAAGGTCAGGTGTTGTGGTGCTCTCGTCTAGAATTAGACGGTAATCAGTGATACCGAATTGAGTCTTGACGTTTGCAAGGAATGGTTCAATAAGACCTTTGAAGCGGTTCCAAGTTGCCTGTACGTTCTGCTCAAAGAGAATTTGAGTAGAAAAGATGGAGATCTGCTTCTTGAGGTAGATGACTAGACGACGCACGTTGATGCGATCTAGAGCAGATGGACGTTCTTGTAGGGTCTTCTGACCGAACACTACAATACCAGTGCTTGGGAAGCTTGCGATTGGGTTAATGCGAGCCTCGTAAAGAACATCACGCTCCTTAGAGGTTAGTCTGCGTGAGACGCTAGTGACAGGGATACCTGCTGCGCCGTCGGAAAGACCGCCTCTATTGAAGCCTGCTGGAGCAAACCAGATTTGCGATGATCTCTCGGAGCTTGCAAGTACACCCATCATAGCGACAGTAGGCGGAATCCATAGTGCCTGACCAGTTCCTTCGTCTACAGTCTGTACCCATGGGTAGAATGTAGCACCGTAGGATGAGTCAATCTGGCGCTGACGAAGATCGTTTGCTGCCTGTGATGGGCTCTTGGTCTGACGGTCAGCAATATCTGATTCGTACTTTTCATGCGCTGGCAAGTAAACACCGGGAAGATCAATTAACGCAAGAGCATCTGCTCGCGCTTCACAAACATTAACCATGTGTGTAGTTAGACCTTCTTTTGTAAGACCGGGAACTGTAAGTAAGTTCATGTCTACAAACTCTGGGTCGGCAACTGTATCAATTGCTCTCTTGTAAGTGTTATAGGCATAACTTGTAGTATCGGTTGCAGTATCAGTAATACCTGTGTTGTAGAGTGGATCTGGCTTGGTGATATCGAAGCCGTCAAAGCCACCCCATAGAGGCATTGTGAACTTATCGTAACCAAGGTCAATGAGATCCTTGTAGGTCTTACCTGATTGTGCAGTGTAACTTGTCTCTGATGCTCTTGAGCCAGAGGAGTAGTAAGCACCAATACTGCTTGTTACAATATCATCCATGGTGAAGATGTAATCTTGTTCAACAGCACCTGCGACTGAGCCCCAGTTGCCAGCTTCAGCAATCCATCTTCTGTGATAATCCTTGACTGACATATCGCCACGGCTGCTACCGAGTGTTCTAGTAGTCTGCATACCAAAGAAAGCGTCGGTCTGGTCGGAAAGACCGCCATCTGAAGCAGAGTGGCGTAGTCTAACTTTTGGCCACACTAGTGAACCAGTGAAGTTACCGGCAGCACCAGAAAGCATACCATCATTACCAGCACTAAAAGGTAGAGCAGATACACGAATGTAGCTATCTGCAACTGCTGGGTCCCCAAGTGAACCACTCCAGTTAGTGACGGAAGAGAAGTTAGGAGGACCGTAATATCCGAATGGAACAAGTGAGTTGGCGTTCTGAATATTGCCTTCGTTTATATCGCTGACATATACAAACTTGGACTGGTTTGGATACTCCCCGTATAGTCTTCGTCTTCTTTCGGTCTCATTCCATTGATAATATTGGTCACCAACGACTCTTGAAACATAGTTTGGTGAACGTGGATCGAGAGTTACATTGTCAAATCTTTCAAGAACAACCGGGTTAGCGTCAGTATCAGTTAAGGAACGGAGAACAATTGAGAATGTACCAAAGTCACTAGTCTGTGTGCCAGAATAGCGAATTTTCTCAATTGAAACCTTGACATTCTTATGCAACCATTCGCCATGACCACGACCCTTAAGCTTGAATAGCTTGTATGCTTCTTCTGGAACCCAAGAGGCAGCGTTGCCGATATCCTGACCAATAACCCAGCCAGTTTGTGCCTCTTGGGTTCCAAGTTTCATTGAGTTAGGTCCGCTGGAGCCATTTCTAATTGGAAGAATAACACCAAACATTTTTTGTGAAGCAATACTGGTACCTGAACTTCCAGTTATTGAGCCAACTCCGTCTTGTGCTTCACGAAGTTCCTGTTCAAATGTTTCACCAAGCCAGTAGTTACGCTCTAGTGATGGTGCATAAAAGTTGCCACCATCAACAAGCTGTGGGTTTGTGTTAAATACCTTACGAATGAACTTTTGATCTGTATCGTCAAAGTTGAAAGTAAATGTTTCGTCACCCTCTGTGGAAGCCTTAGAGCCCTTAACAACAGCAGTGAATAAGCCACTGGCATCAGATTCGATTACCTTGGCTACACCCTCTTCTTTAGAAGATGCGTTAGCAAGGGTTCCAGAAAGCTGTATTGAACAATCTTCATCTATGTACCAGACAGCACTCAAAATAGCAGTACCGAGGTTATCAGTAGCGCCACCACCCTCGCCACAACTGTCGTTTGAGCTTGATGGGAATACCCAAAGACCGAACGCGCCGCCGTTACTATCTATACTTCCACCACGATCTGCGGGATTTTCGGTAGTTTGCCAGCCTGCCTTACCTGCAGCAGTTGCGTTGGTGTTTTCGGATCCAAGAAGACGAACGTAAGTTACAGGGGCAACAGAAGCGTTCAAGAAGGCTTTTGCAGCGTAAGTGCCGTAC